TATTAAAATCTTTTGCATTAAAACTAACTGCAGCATAAGATGTATGAGGGTATCTTAATTTATCTTTTACAATACTTTCAACTGTAGTTAGTGTACACGCATTTGAGTGTCTAAAACTACTATCTTTAAAATTTAAATCATTGATTCTTCTAATACGAATTCGCCAGTTATCATATGGCTGAAATTGTTCCGTATTCATTACAAATTCTTCAGAAAAAGCTGAATACTGAGGTGAGGTAGGTTTTATATATCCGTTGTTTGGTTGATGATTATTTTTTCTTGTGAAAAGATTAACTTTTCTTCCAGTGCCAAGCACAGCTTCTCTAGTTATTATATCATTATTACTTGGTCCAAAAGCTAATTCAGAAGTATAACTTGCTCCTCCATCTGTTGAATATTCAAAAAACATTTGTAATTCAACAAAAGATGCACCTTTTGCTCCTGAGGAAGATTTTAAAGCATGACAAGCTGGAAGCTGAAAAGTTAAATGAACTTCGTCTACTTCTGAAGGATTAGAAACTCCAAGAAAAGCAGAAGTAAGTAAAGTATCTGCAGCTGTTCCTTCAGGTTGAGAGGCTTCATCTAATTCTAGATCATTATAACCTTGAACTAAGTTACCTGTAGTTCCAACATTTGCTCTTAGGTCATTCTGTAGCATTTCTATGCCTGGACTTGCTATAATTGACGATTGACCAAAATCTGTATCAAGTATAAGAGGACTCTGAGTTAAAGTTCCAGCCCTAAATCCAAACTGAAGATTATCTACATTAAATAAACTTTTAAGTCTTGTTTCTTGTATATTTGCTCCAGTTATCGCTACTGCTGTAGATGAAAGTGTTACACCTGGAGCAGTAGATAAAATTGCATTGTTTCCAGAAAGGCCACTTATAGTAGTAACTAAATCGACATGTAGAGTAGTATTAGTAACTGAAGTTGCTAATGGAATTTCAGTTTTTATTTCTGTTGTGCTTACAAAAGTAGCTCCAGTAACTAGTGTGCTACCATTTGGCCCTGCTCCATCAATTCTAACAAATCCTCTTAGTTTAGAATTTTTTAATGACGATATCATAAGATTATTGAAGAAAGCACTTGAAGTAGTGACTTGAGTGCTTCCTGCTGTACCACTTGCTATTGTTGTTTTTGCTCTAGCTTTTTCAACTAGTACAGTCCTTCCTCCTAGCCCGAGTCCCGATAAATTATTATGTCTTAACGTTCTTATGTCTCCAAAAGTAGTTGAAGTTATAGTAGTGCTATTTGCAGTAGTGCTTACTGTAGCTCTACGAATTTTTACAATCTCATTTGCAAGACTATCTATGATTGGTACATCATTTAAAAATACAGAAGAAAGCCCATTACTTAGTCCTTCGATTTCTCCTTCAGATAAAATATCATAAGTCAAAGCAACCTGAGTTTTATCAGGATTTGATCTTGCTGCTTGTGTTTTTACTCCAAAAGGTTTACTTGTATATTTTGCCATTATTTTATCATTACCGCCGCTGTGCCATCGTCACCTGAACTGGTTCCTCCTACTGCATATGTGTTATTTCCGTCTCCATAATAAGTCTGAGCTGTTGCAGAAGCATTAGCTAAATTGTATGTTGTGTTTTTTAATTCTCCTGCTTTAAATCCTTGACTTAATGGTGTTCCCCCTATCTTCATAGTACCATATAAAACTGGTACTGGTTGTCCTTGTTCAATATTACTGTCTGCTCCATTAAATAAAAATGAAGGATCAGATGTCATTTCTCCTGCGTCTGGCATTTGCATTTCTGCTAACCCTACAAGAGCTAAATTAGTTCCTAACATTAAGACCATATTTCCAGCTGTACTTAGTGCTGCTCCACTTGATAATGCTGCTGCAACACTCTGACTAGTTAATCCATATGCTGTAGGTGTTGTAATACCAACAGATAACGGTATACCTCCCATTGATCCTATCGTAGTTGAAAGAGTTGTGGTAGTAGCTGGTGCTCCTGTTACTAAACCAGTCGCACCTAATCCTGGAATAAAAAAGAAAGCAGCGATTAATAGCAATCCTGCTATTAGTTTTTTCATACCTTTACCAGAACCTGCAGGTATTGGAGTTATGATAACAGTATCTTTTAAATTATTTAATGCCATTTCATTAAGATCTGCATCTATAAAATCATCTCCATTTTGAATAGTAAACTGTATGCCCTTCTCATGACACTCTGCAAGATAATCTCTAAACCCTTCAACTTGACAGTCAATTAATTTAAGAATATCACGAACAGACTTATGCCCACTGCTCCAATCTGTGCCATATTTTTCTCCTAATTCTCCTAATAATTTAACTTGGGTCATAAATATATTCTCCTTTTTCTGGTAAAGATACAATTAAGTATGGTATACCTAACGCTTTACAATTGTATTTATCATGCTCGCTTGGGCTACAATCCTGGCCATAGTGACTATGGACTACATATAATATTTTTGAAATCATCGAGTACTTAACGAACTCTTTTGCGTCGATTATAAAGTGATCTTTTTCTTCGCTCATATTTTTCAGAGGAATGAAAGAAGGGTCATCTTCGTTAATAATCAATCCACAGCCTTCCATTGGAGCTGCTTTTTCCATATGGTTATAGATTTCTGGAAGTAATTTACTTAAATTTTCTTGCACCAGGAAACCCTCCAAAAGGTAAAACAAATCTAGTATCTTTTACAGCTTGACCTGTGCTTGTTGCTGTGCCAGAACTTATAGGATTAAATCCAAATCTACATTGACAAGAAGTAAGTCTCTTTCCACAAACATCACCTCGTCTCCAATAATTACCGTGTCCGGGTGCGTTGCCTGAGCCTGTTATCTTAGTCTTCCACATAAAAGCTGTTCCTGATGTTGCTTTTACATAATCATTATATCTATCATCTGTATATGCATAGTAAGTAGTACTTGCATTATAGTTTTCAAAAACTCTTATTCTTTGCCAATCTCCGCTAGTATCTGAAGGTGCAGCAGTTGTAGTTCTTACGGCTTGCCAGTAATTATTTACTGTTCCACCATCTGCTGAAGTATCAATTGTTCCATCTGAGTCATATCTTCTTACTCCACTTGCTGTTCCCAAAGTAGTTGTAGTTTTATGATAACTATTTGCAGCTTTACTACCAGAAGTATAAGTTGTAAAAGTAGTTGAAGATGGTATAATATATTCATCATCTTCATTTACATAAACAGAATAAACAGTTCCCTCTATATTGTATTTACCTTCATCATGCCAAGTACAGCCACCTTTTCTTGCTGCAACAGATTTTGTAGGACTTGCACCTTGAAAAACCCAAGGACATGCATTGTGTCCTACTACACGATATGGTAGTACTAATCCTTCAACACTAAAAGGGCTTGAGAGTTCAAATGAGATTTCTAAAGCATTCTCTTGTTCTACTCTATCAATGACCCACGTCTGTCTAGGGAACTCAATTGGAGTATTACCAGCACCTGTATCTGCACTTCCATCTTTTAAATATTTTGCTAAAGTTCGTCTTCTTATAATCTTTTTTCCTATTAAAGATTGAAAGTCACTTGTACCTACTTCTGTCTCAAAATCTGTTGTAATATTTGAAAAAGTAACTACAGGTCTTGGTGTGACTCCAGTACTGCTGACTTCAAAACCCTCTCCTTGAAATGGAATTGCTTTATAAGTATTTAATTGATTGTGATTGCTGAAATCATACATTTGAATATCAGCTAAGTCATCATCTTTTATAGGAGCAAAATAAGCAGAACTACTACTAGAAAGCTCTATCTCATAAAGAACAACAAGACCAGAATCTTGTTCTAAACTTTGAACTTCTCTGATTGCAATCTTTTCCGTCATGCTTCATAACACCTTATAAATGTTGCTTGTAAACTATAAAAATTATCAAATGCCCACGTCTGTGACCACTCCTGACATAATACTTTGATTGTTTCATTTCCATTAGTATCATCTATTGTCATTTCAAACTTATTTACCCCACCTAAACTTTCAAAGAAAGCAACTAAATCATCTATCTCTGCTTTTGGTCTTGTGCTAAAAGATACTTGCATTGTTTGTTGTAAGTTATTTATACCATCTGCTATTCTTTGACTATATCCATCACCAAAATCCATCATGTGAATTTTAGGTTTTGATTGTCTTGTAAACCCTTTATCTACAGGAACTGCTGCAGAAAATCCGCTTATATTTGCTCCGCCATTTTGTCTTATTGCTGTTGCCATTATCTACTTAATACTCCTCCAGGTCTTTTCTCTCTTTGTATTG